GATTTCTGCAAGAATTTCTGCAGAAAGGATGTTGCTCAGTTCGCCTTCAGCGTCAAGACCATGAACAGACTTCATGTCTTGTGCGAGTTCGATAGAGTACTCAGCCTTCAGAGCACGAGTCTTAGCAGTAACGCTAGTCTTTTCGATGCTGAATGCCATTTGAGCGAAAGAACCGTCACCAGAACCACCCTGACCCAGACGTTCAGCAGCAGCAGTAGACAGACCTTCACCAGTAGTGTAAGTGCCAGAAACTGGGTTAGAACCAGCGTGAGTGCCAGTACCAGAGAAGTCAGTGTCAGCTTCGTTGAACAGAGCCTCAGTACCGTTCATAGAACTGTAGCGAGACTTCATTGCGAAGATCAGACCAGTAGGTTGAGTCATTGGCTGAACACCAGCAACGTCATAAGCGATCAGTTGTGGCATTGCACGACGAACGAGGCTGATCAGAACTGGGTCGAACTTAGCCATACCACCAGCGTCTGGGTAAGAACCAGCAGCGTTAGTAGGAGCAGCTTCGAACAGAGCTTCAGCTTGCTTGCGCATTTCGCGCTCTTGGTTTTCTAGAAGAACAGCAGTAACCTCTTTACGGTACTGGTCCTTAATTGGGGCAGAACCTTCGTGGTTCAGAACTGGTGCCCATTTTTCAACGAGTTGTTGACGAGTAGTCATTTTTATTTCCTTTTAGGTAGGTAAAATTATTTACGGTTGAGGATGCTCAAGTATGCAGCCATCTGAGGATCAACTTTCTTTTCCTCAGTTAGAGACTCTACTGGAGTATCTGTAACAACAGATGTACCATCTGCTTGTGCTTTGGTAGCAAAGTAGTTCTCACGGATAGTCTGGACTTTAGTCTTGAAAGATTCTTCATCTTCATAAGACAGTTCTTCAGCAAGACCAGCGAACTTCTCAACTTCAGTGTCAGTCAAACCTTCACTTACAGTTTTGATGATTTCAACACGCTTCATCTCAGATAGAGACTTCTTCATCTCTACATTAGATGCAACAGTTTCATCTAGCTTAGCGCTAAGTTGTTCAATCTGCTCTTCCATAGAAGCCAATACATCGAACTTCTCTTCAGGAATATCGATATAGTGCTCTTCAAAGAGACCTTTCAATCCAGATACGAAACCTTCGAGAATCTCAGACTTCATACCATGCTCAAGGGCAATTTCATTCTGTGCAATCCACTGCTCGACTACGTAGTCGAGGTATCCATCAACATGTTCAACAAGACCCTCTTTAATTCCTTCAACTTGCTCAGCAAGTTTTGTATCAAACTCTTCTTCGATGCGAGCAACTTCTTGCTTCACACGATTCATGACAGCAGCTTCATAAATGGTAGTAGCTTTTTGCTTGAACTCTTCAGAAAGTTCTTCACCATTCATAAGTGCGTCGATATCTTCTTTCATACCAGCAATGTGGCTTGCTTCAGGAGCAGATGCACCCTTAGTAGCAGCGTTTGCTTTCTTAGAAGTACCGCCTTCGGCTTCCTTCTCATCTTGTACGTTATTCTTTGCGTTGTCTGGGTTAGCGACTTCAGCAGCTGGCTTAACAGCTTCTTCTTCCACTACTTCCTCAGCAACGATTTCCTCATCTTCTGAAACTAGCTTTGCTTCTTCAGCAGCTTTAGACTCAGCAAGAATTTGGGCGATTTTTTGTTCGATAGACATCTGGTTCTCCTAACTGGATAAGTTCTATAGTTATTTATTATTTATTTGATTTTACTCAAAAACTTTTGGAAAGCGAGGATTTTCGCTTCTTCTAGATTGCGTGAAGAAGTGTTGCGAATAGTACGCTTTACTTCGTCAATGTGTTTTTCCACGAACTTTCCATCAACAAAAACCCACTCTTTGCTTTCCATGATACCACGGACAAAAGCATCTGGAGCGGAAGGATCGGCGACGATGTCTGCAGCTGTAGAAAGCATAAAGTCATCTTGAACAATTTGAATACCCTCATTGTTTGTCTTGAGAGAACCAAGTGCTCGACTAGAAACACCAAGGTTAGCGCCACCGTCAAGTAGCCCCTTAGCAATCTGACCCATTGGAGTGTCTAGGATTTTTGCCTTACCGATATAGTTCGTACCTTCTTTACGAAGATCAACGATTAGATGTGACACACGATCTAGGTTGATTGATGGAGTATCTGGATGACCAAGTTCTCCATATGCACGATTCTTTGAAACGTATTCTTCGGCGTATCTTTTAACTTCCTTGTCCATTACAGACTCAGGATACATACGACCGTTACGGTTCTTTAACTCTGATTGAAGGAACACACCTTCAATGAAATATGTTTTGCCCTTGCCGAGTTTTTCCTCGACAATGTAGCTAGTTTGCTCATAGACTTCTCTGATTAGTTTCATTAGTTATTCTCCTTAACCAGCGTAGTCTGGACTACCAGGTAGCGTAGTACTTGCGCCAACACGAGACTCATCTTCGTAAGCGCCATAAGTAGCGTATTCAACTTTAGTTTTGTAACCGCCAACTTTCTTAACACGAATCCAACACTCAGCCTGAGCACCAGAAATAGTGATGGTGATGTCTTTAGTATTCTGGATAGTCTCAGGGATCATTGCCTGACCGCCAAACTCAAGCGCACCTGCAGCATTAGCTTGAAGAGTGGCGATAATAGTACCGTCGCGGGAAACCTCAGCGATACCATTAGTTGCACCAGTCCAAATAAGCCCGACGATGTTGACAGTTTGTGTGGCACCATCTACCACTTGAGTAGAAGCGACTAGATCAGTCTGAAGATCAATCACTGCTGAACCGTCAGTACCAGAAACCTTGATTACGGCTTCCTGATTGACATTCTTAAGTATGGTCTTTGTGACAGCCATTTGTTATTCCTTTATCTGTTCGATGACTTTAAGGAAGTTCTCTTTGGACTCTCTCATATAGTCAACGATCTCTGTTTGGTTCTGTAATAAATTATTTAGGCTACTCTGCGTTGCAAGGTCAATTGCTACAACGCTACCATCACTCAACTCGTAGTGCATCTTATTTTCAACTACAACGTCTAACTTATTCAGTCTTCGAATATCGAATACAACTGGGTCGATGGTAAAGATTTTAGATGAGGCGAGAGCGATATATGACTCTATTAAGGTATCTGTAACTTTTACGCTATGGTGCTCTTTAATGATTTGTGCGATTCGATTTTCAGAGATCTCTTCGTATATTTCATTCGAGATTTGTGCTTCTAGTTTCTCAGAAAAGTTTTTGTTTTTAATATATTTTCTCGCCTCATCTAAACTCTTGTGCTGACTAGTCTCACCGTCAATTGTGATTGTGCCATCAGCCTTCTCTTCAATGAGATGACCGAAACATCTGACGCTTTCCATAACGTCAGATGCCTTTAGCTTCTTGGTGAACTGTCCGTAATACATTACTCTTCTGCTTGAGAGGTTTCAGCTGGAGTCTTAAACATATTCTGTGCAACTTCTTGACGCATAGCATCTAGCTTAACAGAAATCTTTTCTGCCATAGCTGCATTGAAAGATGTCTCAATGTTCACTGCATCGCCAGAAGCGATTGCATCTACTAAGTCTCTGGTAGTACCTGTCATAATAAACTCCTATTACTGTTGTGTGTTTTGATCAGCATCTAGTGGCTGCGGTTGAGCCAAAGTGCTAATGTTACCTTGGTGTTGAGCATCAGAAAGCTGTTGGTCACGATCTTCTTCGATCTCGCTTTCCATCTCTTTGATCTCTTCATCAGTGAGTTGAAGTACGTTCTTCTTGACCCACTTAGATGAGTAGTATTTACCGATGTAAGGATCCATCTGTTGCAGCATTTGAATGCGTTGTAACAGAATCTCATTGTCCTTCAGTTCGGTGAAGTGATTGTCTAAGTCATAGACAAAAGACATTTCTTGACGTAGATCGTCCCATTCTTCTGCACGGATAATGTTCTTAGCGATTAGCTGAACGCGAAGTGCTTCGAAGAACAATGCATTGAAACGTTTACGAAGTCTAGCAATAAACTTGCTGAACTTGATTTCATCTCTTGTAATTTCAGTAGAACGACCTAGTGAGAAACCTTGTTGCTGTTGCAAACGAGACAGAGGCACGTTAAGTGCTTGATACAGTTTCTGTTGGAAGTACTGAATGTCTTGGATATCTCCAAGGTTCTGTCCACCTGGAAGTGTAGTTATTTCTGTACCCTTACCACCTTCACGGCGAGGCATCCAGAAGTCTTCCATCATGGAAAGGTGTCTGCGGTCATCACGAACTTCGCCAGTAGTTGCATCGTATACAACTTTATTGCGGAACTTGTTCATGATATCATTGACGTATTGCTCAGCCTTTAGCTTAGGAAGGTTACCAACGTCAATGTAGAAAACTCTGCGCTCTGGTGCGCGACTGATACGATAGATGACTACCGCATCTTCAATCATTTTAAGCTGATTGACTGGCTTGATTGCTTTATGCAAGTGGGATAGCATCATGCCAGTGTTGGCATCTACTAAACCAGAAGGTGCGTAGATAACTGAGTCTAGTGTTAGCTTAACACCTTGAGTGGTCTGCTCAGTAATACCCTTGTCGTTGTAAAGATAGTATTCATCAACAACACGAGTGACGTCAACGCCATTAGCGTTCTTAGTCTTTTCTACGTTTTTGATGCGGCGAATCTTACGTGGATCAACGAAACGTAGTTCGGCGATGCCTGCTTTCGGATTCTTATCATCAAGCAAAATATGATAGTAAATGCGACCGTCAATATACCAAGAACGAAAGATGTCGTGTCCTCGGTCGCTAAAGCGTAAAAGACGCAAGACGTTTTGAAACTCGTCTTGCATCTTTTTCTTGATATTTTCGGATAGCTTTACTTTGTCTAGGTCTAGTTTGATAGACCCATCTTCAGAAATGATGGCTTCATTAACGATGTCTTCAATTGCAGCGTCCGTATCAGCATACTGTGCAATCTCACGATAACGACGGATAAGGTCGTTCTCATTCTTAACGATACCTTCAATGTCCATTACCATGCCATAATAGGCACTGGCGCTGGCAACTACGGTCGAGCCGTCCTCAGAAGTAGGGGTTACTACGCTCCCCTGTTCCTTCTGAAGATCTTTTTTACGAATTTCAAAGCCAAATAACT